CCGGCTAATAAATTTGAACCTAATGTCGATTATGATTCACCGGAAAATATAATTAGCATCATCGATTCGACGATGATTAAAGACCGTAAAAGTGGTGGTCAACCCCACCAAGCTAACGGTCTTGCTACTATAGGTGATATTATAGCAGCTAAGACCAAGACCGGTCTTGTTGAGATGGTGGTTAATGATTGGGAGTCTACGGACTACCAGTTGAAGCCATTCATCAAAGCAGGTCCGGAGAAGGTTAAGAAACTGCTTAAACATATGCCTCGGATCGTTGCCGGAATGCCGGTTGAACAAACGATCCGCAATATGGCCACTATGAAAGAACTTATCGCTTCTGTCACTGAAAATTGGACAGATTCGCGTATTAAGTATTCTTTCAACGCGGCGAAACCGGGTCATATTGACCACTTAGCGAAGCAATTTAAAGATAAGGAGGTTTATGAGAGTGACAAGCCAAATTGGGATTTAATGTTCTTCGAGTATCTTTTTAAGATATGTCGAGAAACTTATTTACGGATGGCTGTCAAACCAGAAACCATGTCTGATGAAAGATTCGCGAAGTGGAAAGTTGACTATAATCGACTGGTCGATAATGTGATTTATCACGCAAAGTATCGCTGTACGAATGGGAAAGTCTTTACGTCTGATTTTTATGGTATGATGGTGTCTGGTTGGTTTGGAACTATTTCTTTTAATAGCCTAGGCCAGCTGGCAGCACATGTCTTAACTATGATGCGTATGGGACTCTCAAACGATAGCATACTTAGCGATGATTATTACATTTTGGCCGGTGGTGATGATACCCTTCAGACTTTTCCGAAAGGATTTGATCATGTCGGGTACATTGCTACAGCTTTAGAGATGGGAATAGTAATGGGTGAGTTTGTCATCCATCCACAATTCAGTGGCTGTGAGTTTTTCAGCACTAAATTGTTTAAAAAGGATGGTGTTTGGCAGTTTCACCCAGTTAGATTTACTAAGCATATTGCTATGTTGACTACCACGAAAGTTGAGGACTTAGCTGGTTCGTTAGCAAGCCTGATGCAGCTTTATTGTTGGGATGAGCCTAAATTTCATTTTCTTAAGAGAATGTTTATGCAATTTCGAACGCAACATCCTAGTCATTTTGACTTGGTTTATTATAAAGGGATTCAGGAGCTTAGATTTAAAGCTTTAGGTTGTGAGGCTAGTTGCTAATTAAATAGCACTAGTGGTCTGCTCGGACGTTAAACGAGAGAAAACCGGTTAGTGACCCACCGTATCCAGAGGTCACATGTATGATGTATCTACATAACCATTATTCAATACATGGCAGGAGGAGGTGTAAATTTAAAGAATTAATAATATATTAAATGGGAGATTATGTCACTTTCATTCCTAATTATACTGGTCCTTATATCAGCGACGGTAAAATACAATCGTCGGTTGAGTTTGGTAAGGCAGTACCTAAGGATGAACTTGATCAACTTTCCAGACTTCATGATTCAGCTTACGCGCACTTTGGTGATGATCTTCATCGAACCGCCGCTGACGCGATTTATAACGCGTCTGCGAAGGATTTGGCGAAGGCGTTACCGGATGTTGCGGGAGTCTTAGTCCTCTATGGAAATAAGATTTTAGACTTTGCTGTTAATATTTATGAGAAAGAAAAATCCCTTGGTTTTTATGGAATTGTTTTAGCGGGGATTCAGAATGAGTATAAAGTTATAGATTACGCCCTTCATGGCGAACAGGCTAAGAAGGACGTTCTAGCTTATTACCAAACTGATCCTGAACGTTACAATTCCTTATATAATAAACAAGTGATGCCTAAGCTAGGTAAGGTTATAGATAGGATTGAGGTGCAAGCCCCGATATCTAACTATGATCCTTATACTGTAAACTTAGGTTCACAACCCTTACAATATAATCCGCAGAATAATCCTGGAAAAGTATCAGGAACTTCTGTTTATGATCCGATGGCATTTCAGTATGCCTCGAATTATAGGAGAAAGAAAAAGCGCCGTTCTCATCTGTGGTAGATGGGACGATGTAAAAGAAAACAATGGTTAAAAATAATAAAAATGCTGTCTCAAAAAAGATGGCTGCGAAAATCGCGAATAAAAATAATAAAAACGGGTCAACCGCAAAAAGAAAAAATAAAATGAAAAATCCAGCTAATTTTCCTTCAGCTGTTTCCACAATAAATACAGCACCTGTTGCTATAGGTAATTCTATTAAAGGAGCTAAATCAATAATCCAACCATCAAAAAACGGTGGTGTTAGAATTATTGGTCGTGACTTTATAAAAACGGG